CTTTTCCTAAATCATGGAACGAGGGTACTGTAACATTTCAAGCATTTTTTACAGTTACGGGTACAAATACTGGTACAGTTGCTTGGGGATTATCTGGCGTAGCTGTTGCTGACAATGATTCTTGTAATACGGCTTTTGGAACTAATGTGGTGGCTACAGCTAAAGCTCATAGTGGAACTTCTAATGACATAAATGTTTCAGCAGAAAGTGGTAATGTTACAATAGCTGGTTCTCCTTCAACAGATGAATTAGTTTTCTTTCAAGTTATGAGAGATGTGTCGGCAGATGATCAAAGTGGTGATGCTCGACTTTTAGGGATTAAATTATTTTTTACAACAGATGCAAAGAATGATTCATAATGACAGGATTTGGTTATAATGTGCATGGTTTTGGAGCAGGTGGAGATTTAATATTTAATATTACCATAAGTTCTAGCACAAACGATTTTAATTTAGCTTCTTATTTATCTAGTAATACTAATTATAGTGGAACAGATAAAGTAACCATTAATCTTACGATTGACGCTGATGTTGTGGTGGGTTCTACTTCACATATGACTCCTGCTTTTCAAACAGGCACAATAGGTTTTGCAACAACGGGATCTGTTTTAAATATAACGAACAATGGTACGATACAAGGGGCAGGTGGTCGTGGTGGGCACTTAAATGACGGCAATAATGGAAATACCGCTCATGCAGATGGAGGTGCAAATAAAGGAGGAGGTGACGGAGGCACAGCATTAAAAACTACCATGACAACAATTATTGATAATACAAATGGGAGTCTTCTTGGTGGTTCTGGTGGAGCTGGTGTTGGTGGACAAGGAAATACTGGTGCTGATGGCAATGCAACTAATGGAGGCAGTGGAGGAGCTGCGGGGGGTAGTGAAAGTGCTGATGGAGGTGATGGAGGTGATGTAGGTCAAGCTGGTAGTGCCGGTGACAATCACGCCCAAGGTTTTCAAAGTGTAGGAGCTGGTGGTGCGGCAGGTAAATATTTAGAAGGTAATTCAAACACAACATTTACGGCTAACGGAACAAGAACGGGAGATGTATCATAATGCCTTTTTCGGCTTTAAAATTTAAACCAGGTATTAATTCAGATATAACTTCTTATAGTAATGAGGGTGGTTATATAGATGGTAATAAAATAAGATTTCGCAGTGGTTTTCCAGAAAAAATAGGTGGGTGGGAAAAACATAATTCTAATACTTATCAAGGTAGTGCTAGAAGACTGCATAATTGGGTTGCTTTAGATGGATCAGATTATTTAGGTGTTGGCACACATTTAAAATACTATATTGAAGAAGGAACAAGTTTTAATGACATTACACCAATACGAGTAACGACAAGTGTAGGAGACATAACTTTTTCTGCAACAAATGGTTCTACAACTGTAACTGTTACAGACACGGCACATGGTGCAAATGAAAATGATTTTGTAACTTTTTCTGGTGCGGCAACTTTAGGTGGTACTATAACTGCTACAATTTTAAATGCAGAGCATAAAATTACAAGAATTGTAAGTTCTAATTCTTATGAAATTACTTCAAGTGTGGCTGCCAATAGTTCTGATACTGGCAACGGTTCTTTTACAGATGCGACTTGTGATTATAATAATGATCCAACCATAGCAATGGATTCTACGGCATCTCTTATAGTAGGTAGTACAGTAAGTGGAACTGGAATCCCTTCTGGTGCTACTGTTAGTTCTATAACAGATTCTACAAATTTTGAATTAAGTGCATCTACTACGGGTGGTTCAGTAACAAATGGAACATTAACATTTAATAATTCTAAAGCAGTTTATCAAATTAACACTGGTCTTGATGCTACTATTGGTGGAACTGGTTGGGGTGCAGGACAATGGAGTGGCACAACAAGTGGAGCATTAGCAACACAACTTAACGAAGCATTGGATGATAGTGAAACCGCTATAGATGTTGATAGTTCAACTGGTATTGTTGCCACCGACACCATTTTAATAGAGGAAGAGTTAATTACTGTAGGTACATTATCCTCTAATACATTAGGAACTGGTGGCGGCCCATCAACAAGAGGAGCCAGTGGCACAACGGCTGCCGCACATGACGATAATACTCTTGTAAGACTAGCCGTGGGTAATGCAGATTCAGATAATGATTTTGTGGGTTGGGGACAAGCCTCCTCTGTTACAACACCTGGAGCAGATATAAGAACATGGTCTCATGATAATTTTGGAGAAGATTTAATTATAAATCCTAGAGATGGAGCTATTTATTATTGGGACAAAACAAATAATGTATCTACGAGAGCCGTAGAATTAAGTGCTACTTCTACATATTCTGGAGAAAAAAGTGTCCCAACAAAAGCAAAACAAATAATAGTATCTGACCAAGATCGCCATATTATTGCTTTTGGTTGTGATGGATTAGGTGCTAATAGTTCGGCTACACAAGGGGATGGCGTTCAAGATCCTTTATTAATTCGTTTTTCTCATCAAGAAAACCCTGTTGATTGGTACCCTACAACAACGAACACGGCAGGTGATCTAAGACTTGGTGGAGGATCAACTTTTGTTCAAGCTGTAGAAACAAAACAACAAATATTAGTTTTTACTAATAAAACAGTTCATGCTATGAAATTTATTGGTCCACCTCTTACTTTTGGTTTGCAAGAACTTTCTAAAAATATTACAATTATGAGTCCTGCTTCTGCTATTGCCGTAGATGATGCCGTATTTTGGATGGGAATAGATACGTTTTATGTTTATGCTGGACAAACACAGCAGTTACCTTGCACAGTAAAAGACAAAGTATTTTTAGATTTTAACTTTGAAGAAAAAGATAAAGTTCATGTAGGATTAAATACTGAGTTTGGAGAAATTATTTGGTTTTATCCAACAGCAGATAGCAGTTCTATAGATGCTTACGTTATTTACAACTATAGTGAAAGAGTATGGTATTATGGAACATTGGCTCGTGATGCTTGGTTAGACAGAGGAATAAGAGATTTACCATTGGCAACAGGTGGAACATATTTGTATAACCACGAAACAGGGCACGATGACGATGGATCTGCTATGACTTCTTATATAGAATCAGCACCTATGGATATGGGAGATGGGGATAAATTTGTGTCAATAAAACAGTTAATTCCTGATGTTACTTTTAAGGGGTCTACAAGTTCTTCTCCGAGTGTGTCCTTTACAGTTAAGGCAAAAAATTATTCTGGTGGTAATTATGACCAATCTGGGTCTGGAACAACACAAAGATCAGCAACTTCTCCAGTGGAACAATTTACAAATAAATTAGATTTTCGCATTAGAGGAAGATCTTTTGCAATAAGAGTGGATTCAAGCGAACTTGGGTGTAGATATAAACTTGGTACACCACAAGTAGATATGCGTCCAGATGGTAGGCGATAATGTTTGTTACAAGTATTCCACAATTTGTACAAGGTTTAACAAATGCTAAAGTTGATTTAACCTCTGCAAATAATTCTTCTGCTTATTCTTTATACACTGTATCTAGTGATTCTGATTTTAATGCGGCTATTATTAGTTCTATACTTGTGTCTAATGACCAAAGCAGTCCTTCTACAATTACTGTAACCCTTGTTTCTGGTTCAGATACCTTTAGTGTGTATAAATTAGAGGAAGTTGGTGCATTAAGCACAAAAGAATTATTGTCAAAAGACTTAATTATGCAAGTTGGAGAGGTTTTAAAAGTACAAGCAGCAGATAATGATAGACTTCATGTTATTGCGAGTATACAAGAATTAACTAAAACAAGAATAACAACAAGTGCTTTAGCGAGTATATAGCATTGAACAAATGATAAATAATTGGTAAAATGGTGAATCATGGGAATATTTAAAAATATTACAAGAACTTTAAAAAAAGCCGCACCAATCATTGGTGGCACTATTGGTTTTATGATTGGTGGACCAAAGGGTGCGGCATTAGGTTCTGGTATTGGAAGTCTGGCTGGAGGCAGAAGCACGAAAGAAGCATTAATGGCGGCGGCATTAGGTTATGGGGCAGGAAGTCTTGGTCGATCAATGGGTTATGGTCCAACGGCGGCTAAATTAACAAGTGTTGCCACACCAGTAAGTGGAGCAGCTTATGGCCCAGAGACTTTAATACCACAAATATCTAAAACAGCGGCTCCAACTTCATTTTTTGATAAAGCTATAGGGTTTGCTAAAACACCAACTGGTATTGCAACAATAGGTGGCACATTAGGTCTTGGTGCGTTAGCACTTGGAGAAGAGGAAGAAAAAAAAGGTACAATGAGACCTTATCCAATTGGAAAAACTAGATTAGGAATGGGTAGAATAGGAGATACATTCTATAATTTAGATGATGAAGAAGAAAGAAAACAATATTTTGAAGATTTAAAAAAAATAAGTAAAGATGATGAAGAAGCTGTTACCATGTCTTCTGGAGGTCTTTACATGTTAGGAGAGACAATTAATAGAGGTCTTCATAATCAAATTAAAGGTAGATCGGATCAGATACAACCTTTCTTAGATCAAGTTGGCGACATGGCTCAAGAGAAGTTTGGTGTTGATGTAACAAAAAATCCTACTGGAATGCCTAGTTTAGGTGGTGGTTTGGGTATGCCTAATGCAAATCAATTAGGTAATAGACTACCTGCTTTTACAGATGACATGGCAAACAGATTATTTGAAGCAGGTAAAAATCAAATGGGAAGTAATGCTTACGCACCAAGTGGCAACTCAAGATCAGATATAATTGACCAACAATATAAGGATAATGTAGATGTAAGTCCAGCTTATTTGCCTATAGATCAAGGTGATGGCATAGATCAATTTGGAAAACCAATGGAAGCAACAGGTTCAACTGCTCCTACAGATCCTACAAAAGCATTAGAGTTATTTGGTAATGCTTTCAACAGAGGTGTTACATCAAGTCCTTCTAGCTCTTTTGGGGGTGGTAGCTCAAGACTGGCTGGTATAGGTTCAATGAGAAGACTATTTATGAATACTGGAGGAGAGGTTGAAGGGCCTGGGACTGGCACAAGTGATTCTGTTCCAGCAAGACTATCCGATGGTGAATTTGTCTTAACTGCTAAAGCTGTAAGAGGTGCTGGAGGTGGAGATAGGGACTTGGGTGCAGCAAGAATGTATGATATGATGTCTGAATTAGAAAGGGTCGCATAATGGCTACAACAACACAAGAACAGATTATGAGACTTGCTCCTGATCAGGAGCAGTTTTTAGCGGATATATTTGCAAGTGTAAAAGCATTAACTGGCGAAGGCTCACAGATGCCTTATGTCGAGCAGAAATTAGCAGAATTATCTCCAGAACAACAACAAGCTATTTTAATGGCTATGCAAGGTGTTGGTAGTTATGCTCCTTTTTTACAACAAGGAAGTGAGGCTATAAAACAAGGCATTGCACAGGCACAAGAAGCAACATATGATCCAAGCTCTTATAAAGAATTTATGGATCCTTATATGCAAGATGTTATTGACCAACAATATAAGGATATTGCAAGAGAGGGACAAAAACAGCAACTTCAGGCACAAGCGAGTGCCGCAGGTGCAGGTGCTTTTGGAGGATCAAGGCAAGGCATTATGCAAGGTGAACTGGCAAGAAATACTTTAGAGCAACAAGCAAGAACAGGTGCACAGTTAAGATCCGCAGGTTTTGCTCAAGCACAGTCATCTGCACAGCAAGCGGCACAACAGGCATTAAAACAGGCACAGTTAGGTGGTCAACTTGGGGTTTCTCAAGCTGGTCTTGGTCAACTAGCACAACAGATGGGGGTTCAAGACATTAATACACTATTAGGTGTTGGTGGTCTACAACAAGGACAAACACAGAAAGCTCTTGATGTTGCAAGAGCAAATGAGTTGGCACAACAATCATTGCCATATCAACAAATTGGTTTTATGTCAGATATATTTAGAGGTGTTCCATCATTGCAACAAACATATACATCACAAAATGTTCCTGGTCCAAGTACATGGTCACAACTGGCAGGACTTGGTATTGCAGGATTAGGTGCGACTGGTCAAGCAGGTGGTTTTAAGAAGATGTTTGGTTGGGGTTAGACCATGGATCCACTAAATAGAAAAATGTTTCGTAAAAAAGGTGGTGGAGCTACTGGTATCATGGCTTCTGGCCCAGAGTTAATTAAAAGAGCTAATGGTGGTACTTTTAGTTTTGGTAATATACCATCTGCTATAAAAGATCCAGATTTTTATGGAAAAATAATGCCATTGACTTATGAAACTTCTGGTGCAAATCTACTTTACAGAGTGCCTAAAGCTGGAGTAGTAAGTAATGTAGAATTAGAAGTACCAGATGATTTTGAATTTGGCAGAGTGCCTACAGTAACTGCTTCAGAATATGGTGCAATACCAGGAACAACTGCTAGTGAAGACGAGAAAGTTACGGTTGATTCAGCAGAAATTAATAAAAAAAATAAAGAACTATTAAAAAAAGAAGAAAAACCACCAAAAGGTAAAAATTTAGGTTTTAGAATAGATCAAAGTGACCCAATGCCCGGTGAAACTGATGCTGATATTGTAAGTGATGCAGAAGCAGAAGCAGCTTTAAAACCACCAAGTACTGCAACAAGTGGTTTTGATCTTACTGGAACAAGAGAATCAATATTAAAAGAACAAAAAGCAATACAAGATGCTTATCAAGCATTTAACTTAGGTGAAATAGACAAAGCAAACATTCTTGGTGACACTTATGAAAATCATACTAAAAACTTTTTTAAAACTTTAAATAAAAGACCAGAAGAGGTTACTTTTGAAGATGTAAAAGACAGTGCTTTTGATATGCTTGGTTACGATAAAGAAAGTCGCAAACAGCAATTAACAGAAGATCAAGAAAGTTCTATTTGGTTAAATTTAATGAGAGCAGGACTTGCCATAGCGGCAGGTGGAAGCGAAAACACATTAACAAATGTAGCTAGAGGATTTTCAATTGGTCTTGAAGGTTATGGTAAAGATATGAGAAATCTTACAGACGATTACAGAGAAGATATAAACAAATACCAAACAACCATGTATCAATTGTTAAGAGACAAAAAATCAGAAAACATTGCTATGAACGCATTAGATGTTCAAAGAAAAACCGCAGAGCTTGCTGTTATAAATCAACTTCGTGGTGAACAAAGAGCAGATGCGTTGCAAAAGCTTAACAGTGAAGTCACTATGAGAAAATTAAAAATACAAACTTTAAGCACTTTACATCAAATTAATTTTGATAAACTGAAACTTGATAAAAGCGATGCTGAATTTCAAAAATCAACGGAAATAAATTTAGCAAAAATAGCTGCAATGTTACCAAAAGAAATTCAAGCTGCTCAAGCTGACGGTTTTATTGAAGTAATAGATGAAACCAAACCATTGACTGCTGATAATTTAAAACTAACTCAAAAAGGAATAGATGCTCAATTTAGTATAGTGTCAGCAATGAAAGAGACAACTAAAACAAGAACAACTGATACAGGAGTTAAAAGAGACATAGCGGGGAAAGCACCTGGTTATGGTATTCAATATATACCAAACGCAGAAATATCTACCGATGCAAGAAAAGCAGTTGGAGAAGCGATGATAAATTTAAGAGATAGGTCAGGCAACTTTATGGCTGGGTTAGGCACTCAAGGTTTTGCTTCAGATGCTTTAAGTGCTTTAGTTTTAGAGTTTGAAGCAATAAATGATAATTATCCAGGAACCGTAACTTTAGATTTTAAAAAGCTTCCTAATAAAATAAAAAAAGCATATAGAGATAAAACTGATGAACAAGTAGTATCAGAAATAGATCGTCTTGCTAAAGTAGGCCCTGATGAAGAACCCGCTTTAATAATTAATGTACCTTAGAAATAGTTAAATGTTTAGTTATAATGTTGATGGAAGAACTTATACTTACTCAAAAGAGATAGGTCAAGAAGAGGCTGAAAGAAGAGTAAGAGAAGCACGAGAAAATTTTTCTAAGAAAAAAGACACATACGAAGGATTTTTTACTGAAGCTGGTGAGGGTGTTCTTTCTGGACTATCTAAAATACCCGAAGGTATTATAACAACTGGAACTTTAATTTCTGATGCAATTACTGGTGGCAGAGCTACTGATGTAGTTGAAAATTGGTTTGATGAAAGAAGAGAAGCATTAGGTATAGATCCAGAAGGAGCAGCGGGTAAAGTCACAGAAGCATTAGTTCAGTTTGGTATTCCTGGTGTTGCTGCTGCATCTGCCGTTTCTAAAGTGGGTAGAGTAGGTAGAATATTACGAGGTCAACCAAGAATAGGAGTAAAAAATCCAGAAATAGGTCCTAAAAATGCTCGTATATTGGGAACAAGACTAGGAGATATAAATAAAGGCAGAGACCCTTTTAGAAAATTTAGAGATAAAAAAACTGGTGAGATGGTTTTTAAAACACAAACCAGGCAACAAAAGTTAGGACGATATGCTACAATGGCAACTGCCGCAGGTTTTGCAGATGCCATCGTTTCTACAGATGACACACAAACCATAGGTGATTTTTTTGATGCAGGCCCAACAAACACAGTTGACGCAGTGGGTATGGATGGTCAAGAAAGAGCATTTGCAAAAATATTAAACAAATTAAAAGTTGGTGTTGAAGGTGGTGTTGCCACTGCTATTCTTCCTCCAGCATTTGGTGCTTCATTAAATGTTTTAAACAGGACACTTGGAGCACGACCCATTGAAGCATTGTCTACATTAAATAAAACGGCGGGTAATTTTGCAGGAGCGGTTCTTCCAAAAGAAACAACAGTGTTAGATTTAGCTAGTGGTATGACAGTGCCTTTAGCAAGAACAGCGGTCGGGGGAGTAAAAAAAGCGATTGCTAAAAGAGAACAAAATTTATTATTACAAGGCGAAGATGTTTCTACTCTACCAAAAATTGTTGGTAAGTTAGAAGCATTGTTTAGATACAGAGGATTTTTAGATCCAGTTGTTGCAAGAGCAAGGTCTTTAATTAATCCAGAAGTGGAAGGCAATATTAAAATTGCTAAACAAAAAATGCAAAAGATTGATGAAAAGATAAAAGAAACTTTAAAAAATCCAAGATACACAGGACTTCCAGACCATAGTAAGAAAAAATACATTGATAACTTTATGGATGTGTTAGAAGGAGCAAGAAAAGGTCAAAATTTATCTGGTTTATCTGAGAGACAAAGAAGAATAGCCGCAGATAAAGAAAATAAAATTATTGATTTACCAGACGAATTGTATCAATTGTATTTAGATGCTGCTAATGGCATTAAAGGATTAACTGACCAATTTTTAAAAAGTAAAGTTATACAAGATTTACCAGAAGATGCCGCTATTCAAGGTGGACTTACTAGACAACAATTTGAAAACCAAGTAGAAAGAATGATGAGAGAGGGTGGTTATCTAAGAAGATTGTATAGAGTTTTTAATGATAAAAATTATCAAATTGCTCCCGAAGCAAAAAATTCTATTATTCAAAAAATTATGAATAGAGAAGGCACAGATTATGGTCATATAAGAGGAATATTGTCAGACACTCCTTATAGAATACCTGATGACGAAATGGCAGAATTGGTAGCAGGAACAAGGTCTCTTACAAGAGAACAAGCCGAAGAATACATAAATAGAGTTGTTAGTAATGCAAAACAAAAAGGTGGCAATAGAGGTCTTGGTCTCAATAGATTATTTCAAACAAGATTAGACATAAGTTTAATTAATAAAAGAAAAGTTGATAGTGAAGTTCAAAGATTAATTCTTGGTGAAATTAGAGATCCAAGAGAAGCCTTTATTTCAACAGTATCAGAATTATCTAATTTTGTTGCAACGGATAGATTTTTAAATTTGTTTAAACAATCAGCAGATGCAAACATTGCTCAAGTAATAGCGAGAAATGCAGCACGACCCACGACTCTTGCTGGTAAAGAAGAAAAACAAGTTTTCTTTAAAATGGATGATGAAATTATTAATTGGATAAAAAGTAAACCTCAAGACTATAATATAAACCCAGACACTATTAGTAGAGTTTCTGAATTAGACTCAGATCTTTTAGGTAAAGCGTTAGATGATTGGCAAGAAGCTCATCCAAATCATGTTATTTTAGGTCGTTCTGCTGAGACTACTTTAGCAAAAGATGCTTATTCTCCTGGTGCTAATCAAACAAGTAGTATTTACGGAACAATGTTTGGATATGCTGTGCCAAGAGTTATGTTTAATAATTTAAGTAATTCAGTTTGGACTGATGCTGACACTATGCCAACTTTACTTAGACAAGCTTATGGATTTATGCAAACTTTAAAAGGTGCAACTCAATACGCAAAAACTATTTTGTCTCCATTAACTCAAGTACGAAATGTAACTTCTGCTTCTGGTTTTGCTTTGGCTCAAGGTAATGTAGGCAAAGGAGCTAGTCTTGGTACTTCAATGAATCTCGTTCTTAGAGATGCTATTGACAAAGAATTAAAAATGAAAGGCATGACTTTTCTTGATTTAGATAGAGATGGTAAAACATTAGATTTTCTTGTGGATATGCAAAGACGAGGCGTTATTGGAAGTTCGGCTCAACTACGAGAAATACAAGATAACTTAAGAAAAGGTTTAGGATATGAAGCAAAAGGTGATTATGTTCAAGCACAATTAAAAGGGAGAGAACAAACATTAGGTAGATCAGACCCACAATTTAAAGCAGAAAAAAGAAGTAAGCTTGGGCAGTTTTTTAGAAAACCTTTAGGTTTTGCAGAAGATTTATATAGAGGTGGTGATGATGTTTGGAAAATATATAATTATCTTTTTGAGTTAAATAAGTTTAGAAACGCTAGAAGAAAAATGCAATCTTCCGAAATTAATTTGGCTAAAAAACAACCTACCTTTAATAATTTAAGTAAAGATGAACAGTTAGCAGCAATTGCAAGAGCGACAAAAAATGCTGATGAAAAATTTGGTAGGTATATAGGAGCAAAACCTGGTGCTACACCAGAAGAATTAGATGAAGCGTTTAAACAATTTACGGCAGATAATATTCGTAACCTTGTTCCAAACTATGAGCTTGTTCCAGATGTGATTAAAGGATTAAGAGGTATGCCTCTTGGTAACTTTATTGCTTTTCCTGCAGAGATTTTAAGAACTGGTTTTAATACACTTGATGTTGCTATGAAAGAACTAGCAAGTGATAGTGCCGCTATACGAGAGATTGGTTCAAGACGATTAACAAGTTCTGTCTTTACTTTTTTTGCATTAGGAGAGGGACTACAAAGGTTTGGTCAAATGATGACTGGCACATCTAATGACGAAGTTGATGCTATTAACAGGTTATCTGCACCGTGGCAGAGAAATTCAATGTTAATACCAGTAGGTAAAGATGAAAAAGGCAACCCAGAAGTTATAGATTTTAGTTACACGAACCCTTGGGATATGATAGCTAAACCATTTCACACTATGCTTAGATCATTAAGAGAAGGAAACAGATTAGATAAATCTGATTTTGCTAAAGTTAGAGGTGCTGCTTATGATTCTTTAGGTGAGTTTTTTAGTCCTTTCTTTGAGGTGTCCATGATTTATGATGCTGCTTTAGATGTTCTTCCAAAAGAAAGTGTGCTTGGACTTGGTGTAGGTAGAAGTGGTCAAACTCGTTCTGGTGCTAAAGTTTACAAAGAAGGTGATGGTTTAGGACTTCAATTAGAGAAATCTTTAGTGCATATACTTGATACGCTTAAACCAAACATTATTCCAATTAGAGTGCCAACGGGTGCAGATTTAGGAATAACAAGAGGACAAGCCGTTAAGTCTCCAGAATTAGGTAGAACAGCAAGAGGCGTTTTCTTTCCAGAAGGGGGAGAATTTTTAGGTTTTAATGTTAAAGCGGAAGAGCCCACAACAGGTAGAGAATATAAAAGATATGGTGAATTGTTTAGAGCGTTTACTGGATTGCAGTCTCAAGTTATAGACAGAGAAAA